GAGGTCCAGAACGTGCGATCGATCGTGGCGCAGGGTCTCGAAGACTCCGGAACTGTGGTCGATCCGCAATTGACGCCGGCCGCCAGCCGGATGATGGATGAATTGCAGCGTCTGGCGCAACTCGAGATCCCCAATCGCGCTATCGGTGCGCGTCTTCCTGCGGCTGGCGACGAAACCAGAGCCGCAGTCAGCGTCCAAGGAATCGAGCAGGCGCGCAAGCGGTTGACCTTTTTCAGGTCGGCGGCGTCCAACGATGCCGATCGCCGTGCGGCGAGTCTGGTGATGCGAAGGTTTGACGACTGGCAATCTCACGCCTTCGAGAATGCTCTATTTTCCGGCGATGATGAGGCTCTGAGAGCATTTCGCGCAGCGCGCGCCGCCAATACCAGTTGGCGCAATCGGTTTTTCAATAATGAAGACGATGCTGGCGGCGTCATCAACCGCATCGTGACGGGTGAGGTTACCCCGCAAGAGGTTGCCAATTACGTGGTCGGCGCGGGTCAGGTCGGAGCCAAGGGCGTCTCGTCCCGCCTGTTAACCCGCTTGGCCGAGGCTATCGGTGATGATCCGGAAGCCATGCAAGCCATCCGGGGCGGCGTTTGGAACCGTCTATCGCAGTCGACTCAAGGCGCAAACCCGAAGGCGCCCACAGCGGTTACTAAGGACATCATGGAGTTTCTGAACGGTTCGGGCCGTGACGTGGCGCAGCGGCTATTTACCCCGGATCAGCAACGCATGATGCGCGCCTATGCTGATACCTTGCGCACGGGGCACGATGCCCGCGCGCTGGTTGGTGAGGTAGCTCAGGCGACGAAACCCGGGGCCATGGATGTGCCGCCTGGGCCGATGAAACAATTGGCCGATCAGATCATCGGAAAGGGCGGCAAAAGCGACGAGGCGCTGTTCCGGACGATCGATGGCTATGCCAAATCCGGCAATCGTGCGGATGTTGGAACGCTAGCCAAACTCGTCAAGGCCATCCCGCAAGAGGATCGCTCAAATCTGGCGGGCTCGATCATCCGGAATCTCGGGATATCGCCTCGAACCGGACAATTCTCACCTGACGTGTTCGCCTCGCAATGGAAGACCTACACGCCGCAGGCCAAGGCGATCCTGTTCGGAAATGCGGGACCACAGCGGCAGGCGATCGACGATATCATGATGATATCCGAACGGCTGAAACAGATTGGTTCGCGGTTCGGTAACCCATCGGGGACTGCGCAGAATGCCAACTTTGCTGCGTTGGGCGCCGGATTGGTGGCCTCGCCGCTCACGACGATCGCTTCCGCATTGGGCGGCCTAGGTGCCGCGAAATTCCTGGCTGCGCCGGCAGGCGCTTCAAGCGCGGCGAAATGGTCTAAATCTTACTTGCGACTTCTAGTCAGCCGATCGCCGCAAGCCATGGCACTTTTCAAGGTAGCTTCACGAAATCTCGTGAATACGGCTAAGCCGCTTGGGATCAGCGTATCATTGAACGACATGCTTAGGGCGGTGCAAGGCCCAGTGCCCAGCCACGCCCAAGACGAACAGCAATAACCCGTAAGGGTAGCTCACACAGAGCCATGCCGCAGCCATCGCGGCAATAAGTGCATAGCGCATCTCTCCAATTTACCTGCGCCGCGTCCATCCGGCAACCCTTCCGAGCACAATATTCACGGGAAACCGCTTCCGATGAATCTCCTCAAGCGTCTGAAATCACTATGCTTTGTCATATTGACGGCTATCGGTATGTCCGGGCCTATACTGGCTGCAGGCACGATTCCGCTCGCGCTTTCTGTCCAGACCGACCAAAGTGGGGCGATCGCCTCAGGCTGCCTGCTATATTTCTACACGGCCGGCACAGTCGCGACGCCGCAGAACGCCTTTCCCGATTTCGCGCTGTCTCAGCAGCCTTTGCCCAATCCCGTCAGTTGCGACCAGTCTGGCCGGCTGCCGATGTTCTGGCTTGCGGATGGCTTGATTCATGCCCGCCTGACGGACTCGACCGGGGTGGTACTGGTCGATACCACGATGCAGGTGCTGGGACCATCGTCGGGCGGGGGAGGTGGTGGCAGTACGGTCGACCCGACTACGATTATGGCGACCGGAGACATGAAGGCGCGATATGGCACGGGACCATTATCCGGCTTTGTCCGCGCCAATGGCTTGACAATCGGAGGCGCCTCATGTGGCTGTTCAGAGCGCGCCAACGCCGATACGCAGGCGCTCTTTATCTATCTCTACAGCGTTGATCCCAACCTCGCGGTTTCCGGCGGGCGCACCGGTAATGCGCTGAACGATTTTAATGCCAACAAGCAACTTACCTTGCCGGATTGGCGTGGGCGCGCGCTCGCCGCGCTCGACGACATGGGAAATACTGCGGCAGGGAATCTGACCTCGACGTATTTCGGGACGTCGGCCACGGTTCTTGGTGCCTCGGGCGGCACGCAATCTCATACGCTGGTCGCAACCGAAACCCCCGCCAATATTCCTTATACCGATCCAGGCCATTCGCACAGCGTCAGTATTCCCCATGGCTTGAGCGTAACGACCAACGACACGGTGAGCTTTTTGGCAGGCGCCCTGACAAATGCCTCCGGTCCATTCAGTGCCGCAAGTGCGCTCACCGCGATAACCAACATTACTATCAACCCAAGTGGCGGTGCCGCGCATTCCATCGTGCCTCCGCTCAAGCTTGCCACCATCTACGTGAAGCTCTGATGTACGCATGGCCCGTCCTTCTCCCCGCCCAGACAAACCGCGAAGACTTCCTTCGCACGGTACAATTGTTCGACGATGATACCGGAGAAGCCATCGACCTCTCGGGGCGAACGCTTGCTAATCCCGGTGACTTCACAGGCGCGAACTGGACAGTGACGGATGGGGCGATCGTGACCAACTCCGTCACGCCGCTCACGATCAAGGATTATCCGTTCGGCAACGAGATGCAGGCGATGGCGTCGACCGTGGGGCCTAACCTCACCATCGCAGCGAACGATCCAATTACGTTCGCCGATCCGACTGGCCTCAACACCATGACAGGCTATGTCACGAGCTATGCGCCATCGACCGGCGCGCTGGTCGTACAGGTGGGTGCCGCCTTCGATCTCGAGATCAGGGCCTGCCGCGATCATCACCTTGGCGGCTACACCGACGATTCATTCGGCATCGACATAGGTCCGTCCGGACCGATCATTCGCGCGCAGCTCGGAAGCGGCATTACCGTGGTCGATATCGGCCGCATCCAGGTGCTGATCCCGGCGTCTCAGATCTTCAAGCTGCGCCATCGGACCTATGACGTTGGCCTTCTGATGTGGGATGGCGCGCCTTCCGTACGACAAATATTCGTCGGCAAGCAGCCGATGCTCTCGGGTGGTGTTTCGCAGATGCCGATGCCCATTGCCACGTCCAACCCCTACGGGCTGCCATGACGCTACCAGCGAACATCAGGGTCAATATCGGCGCGCCTTTCCCTTCCCAGGTCAAGGGAAAGGGTATTGTTGCTGTCTCGAAAGCCAACGGCATCTGGACAGTTTCGCTGAATTTCGCGCTTCTAGCGCAACAGCAGACTGCGGCAGATCCGGCGAATACCTACGTGCTGGCCTATGATCCGCTGATTGGATCGACGTTCTTTCTGTCGATCGCGGGTGTTTTTACAAGCAGGTCCGTCAAGATAATCACGGCGGCTGGACCCTACGCCGCGCTGCCGGCCGATGACGTGTTGATCATCAAGCAGGCGGTCGGCGCGGCCTTCACCGTCAATGTAGACTGGTCGCAGCGCACCAAGCCGCTCAGGGTGGTCGACGGCAAGGGCGATGCCAACGTCAACAACATCACGATCACGCCTGCTGCGGGCCAGACGCAGATGGCTCTGGCGAACTATTTCTACATCATCGATGCCGCCGGCGGATCAATCACGCTGACGCCACTCCCGGACAATTCAGGGGCCTATTGATGCTCTCGCGCTTCTTTAAGGCCGCGGCGATCCTTGCCGCGGTGCTCTTTGCCGTGCCTGCGATGGCGCAGGTCAACCCCGGCAGGACGCCGCTGTCGGGCGCCAAGGGCGGCACCAACAACTCGTTCATGCAGTTCTCGGGACCGGCGACGTCGATCAAGACCTATACGCTTCCGAATGCCAGCGACACGTTGGCGGCGCTTGGACAAATCCAGACATGGACCGGCGCGCAATCCTTTGCCGACGGCAAGCTCATCCTGTTGGGATCGAGTTCCGGATCGTCGACGATAAAGGCACCCGCGACTGGCGGGGGAACGGCGACGCTGTTCCCAGGAAGTGATACGATCGCGGGTCTCGCGGCAACGCAGACGCTGACGAGCAAGACATTTAACTGTGCCAACAACACCTGTACGGTGCGGCTCGGCAGCGATGTCACCGGCAATCTACCCGTGGCGAATTTGAATTCGGGGACGGGGGCGACGGGCACCACGTTCTGGGCCGGCGACGGTACATGGAAGACACCGACGAGTTCCGGAAACGTAACCGGTACAGGCTCCTCGACGGTTAATGATCTGGCGCTGTTCAATAACACTTCTGCCGCCGGCATCGTCTCCGGCGGCTACAACGCACAGCAACTGCCTGGCGTGATTCCGGCAACTTTTACGGTTACGATCTCCAATGCTTCTCCGGCGGTGTTTACTGCGACTGCACATGGTCGATCCCTTGGTGACACAGTCTACTTCTGTACCACAGGTGCGCTCCCAACCGGTCTGACTGCCTGCAATTCATCTCAAACTCCGCTAGTCGTTTCGCTCAATTCAAATCCCACGCTCTATTACGTCATTCCCGTTAACGCCAACACTTTTCAAGTAGCTACTTCCCTCGCCAACGCTAAGGCCGGTACAGCTGTCAACACCAGCAGCGTGGGCTCCGGCACGCACACTGCTTTTGCGAATGCCTTCGCCTGCGCGGGATGTGTCGGCGAGTACATTTTTAATATCACGCCTACCAGCAATGCAAATGTCCCTTCCAATTCCGACACGGTGTTTAACACCATATCCTTGACACCAGGGGTGTGGAAAATCGGCGGCAGTGCGGGTGTATTTGGTGCTGCAAGCACGACGTTCAGCACCAGCCATAACAGCATCGGGCTTGGCATTACGGCGATCTGCACCACACCGTATTGTGGAACGATGGACTGGCACGTGGCGACCAACAACTCCAATGGAGTGCTTTGGCCATTCACCGAGATCATTCTTCCGGTATTCTCGACCAGTTCGCTTAACGCTGTCTGCGAGCCAGTGTTCGCCGTATCGACAGCCACCTGCTTTGGCGAATTGCACGCCGTCAGATTACATTGAAGAAGGAAACGTTATGACCGATCTCTATCAACTCGGAAGCGATCCCGCGTTCGAAAAATGCCTGCCCGACACATTGATCGAAGAGGGCGGCTATTCGAACGACGCGCATGATCCCGGCGGCATGACGATGGAAGGAATCATCCAGCGCGAATATGATAAATGGCGCAAAGATCGCGGCCTGCCAACGCAATGGGTGAAGCATATCAGTCCGGACGAATTGCGCACGATCTATCATGATGAATATTGGCTGCCGCATTGTCCGAAGCTTCCCGCGGGCCTCGACCTCTGTCTGTTTGACACCAATGTGAACAACGGCGTACATGCCGGCATCATTCTGTTGCAGCGCGCGCTCAGCATCACCTCGGATGGAATTTGGGGTTCTGTTACCCAGCATGAGACCGATTGCATCACACCGGATGAAACGCGGGTACTGATCCAGCGTTTCTATCAGCTTCGCGGCGATTACTACAAAAGCCTGCGGAATTTTCGATATTTCGGCAAGGATTGGATGCTGCGCGATCTCGATATTGAGAAGTGGGCACTCGCGATGGTGGATAAAGGAATGATCGCATGAAGCCGTTCCGGATCGTTGGACTGATCATCTCGCTCTCCTTCATTGTCTATACGATCGCGATTGTCGTATCCAACGCCATGCACGGGAACTGATATCCATGATGACGCTCACTGCCGCGGTCAAAGCCGGCGTAGTCTGCATGTCGCTGTTCTCGCCGGAAGTTCTGGTCTGTAACCTGCCGTCGACCAAGACCATTCTCGTGTGTCAATCCGATGGCTGCCGAACGCTACGGGAGCTCTATCGTTCATGGCATGGCGATCCCGCGAAACAGCAGGCGTTTTATTACAAGCTCTATGGATATAATCCCGAAGGGAAATGACAATGGATATTCCAGCAATTTGGGTGCTCGCGAAGCCTATCGTCGAGGGCCAGATACGGACGGCGCTCGCTGGTCTTGCAGGTAGTCTCGCAACCGTCGGCGCGATTCAGGGCTCCGACAAGACGGCATTCGTCTCGATCGGAACGGGCATCGCCATGTATGCGATCCCTGCGGTTTGGTCGTGGTGGGACAAGATCGGCCGTGCCCGCGTGCTCGCGGCCGTCGCCAAGATGAATCCGGTAGCGGCGAAATCAGCGACGACCGGCGAGGCCGTGAAGGCTGCGGTCGATGCGGTCAGCGTTGCGGAGAAATAATTCGGCATGAACAGAACCATTACGACTAAACCAAAGCCCGGCGTCCAAGAAGTTGGTGGACCGGCCCTTATTATCATCGCCCGCAATGGTGAAAAACTGACCGTTCTTACGCATTGCTCCGATCTGCCAAGCGCAAAAGCGGAGGCACTGTCGCGAGCTGAGGATCACGACGAAATCATCATCATCTTTGGCACAATCGAATATCGGATTTGGGACGAAGAAGCCAAAGACCCCGCCGATCAATAACCTGACAGGTGTCGCAACGAGCGACGTCGGTCATTGTCCACCAAACTACTTTTTCCCAAATCTCAACCAGGAGTAACCGCAAATGAAACTGCGAACGATGTTGCTTGCCTTCATGGCAGGCCTTGGAATGATCTCGGCGGCGATCGGGGG